TTGGAGCAGCAAATTGCAATTCTCAATTCTATCAAACGAAGATTTGATAGTTCGCTACATGATATCCGTCAACTCGTTCAGGCAGATCTATTGGACTCGGAAATAGATGCTGCTCGTGAATTGTTGAAGCACAAGTTCACTCGTGCAGCTGGCGCATTAGCCGGGGTTGTGCTGGAGAAGCATTTGTATGAGGTGTGTGTTGCTCACAATATCAAGATCACAAAGACACACCCGACTATTGCAGACCTCAATGAGGCACTCAAAAATGCTTCAGCTATTGAAACAACTCAATGGAGATTCCATCAGCATCTTGGCGACATAAGAAATTTGTGCAGTCACAACAAGGCTGTTGAACCGACCGTAGAGCAGGTTCATGATCTTATTGACGGTGTTGCGAAAGTTACGAAGACAGTGTTCTAGTTGCTGCCAACCCATTATCACTCCGGACCACCGTTGGTGGCCGGCGAATTCAAACGTTAGGTGTTATGGATCCTGAAGAACTTCCACTCATTGATTCCCTGCGTGGCTTGGCAATGCTTCAGCAGGAATTTCTTCGTCTCGCGCTTTTCGTCGCGTCTGAAGGCCCAGCAACGTTCGAAGGGGAAAAGCTAACTTGTACGCTTGGTGACGGACAGCGGCGCACAAGCACATTTCTGGCGATGGCTGCGGGTCAGTCGCTTGAAACGTTGCTTCACATGGTGAAACTTCGCGGCATACCGGTTCGAGACGCTTATCCGGTCGCCAGATCGACAATCGAATCTTTCGTGAATGCTAGCTATCTTTTGGTCGAATCAGACGATGTGGCTGCACGAGCCATCCGGTACATCGATTTTGCTGCTTGGCGTCACCAAAATAGAAAATTTGGAAGCGGTGAGTTCTCGATCGAGGTTCGTTCCGACCCTGATCCAAAGGCCACACTCGCGAGGGAGTATCCTGAGTTCAGTGGTAAGGGCAACGGCTCGTGGACTAATCTCGATGTGCCTAGCCGTATAAGGAGAATTGGCGAATTAGCTGGTCGTAGATCTGGGTCACGCCTGCTTGCAGCTTATGGTCTGATCTACTCTCTTTCATCCGAGATCATTCATGGCTCTCCCTTCGGCGCAAGCTACTTCTACTCGGCGCATTTGAAGGGCGAGAAAACTACTGAGGCATTTCAAGCCGCAACCGTGCGTCATTTGGAAGAGATCTTTATCGGCGTGCTACACGCTGGTTGCGGCTACCTTGCTGCGTTCTTTGGGCAACAGAATATGCAAGCACCATTGAAAGCGGAGGAGAAGATATTTGCGCGCCTTCTTGAGTTGAGTACAAAGTCGCCCTCTGCATTTCCGATTGGTGCGCCGTAGGCAATCGATTCAGGGGGGCGTAATGCAAAATAGCTCAATCAAATCTGAGCGAAAAGCTGTATAGGCCGGTGAATTCGAATGTTAGGCATCCCCTACTATGTAAATCACAACGCCGTGAAGAACACTACTGTTACCAGTATATTCATTCAGTGATCTGACGACCTCTAGCCTTCATGTAACCCACCATAAACCCATGCCATAGAGGCCCCTCGGTACGCTGCGGATAACGCAGTTAATCGAGGGGCCTTTATGTTGCCTGATACTTTTTCTACCGCACTTGCCTGGTTGCTTCGTCCCGATGTGGAAGGGGGTGAGATCAATCATCCGGCCGACCGGGGCGGCCACACCAAATACGGTATCGCTGATGCCGCCGACGGTAAGAAAGACGGCATGGCCGACCTCGATAGGGATGGCCAGCCGGATATTCTTATCTCGGCCCTCACACCTGCCCATGTCGGGCCCTTCTATCGTGCTAACTACTGGCTGCCTGCCCGCTGTGATCGGGTCGATAGCGTCTGCCCGCTGATTGCCATTGCACTGTTCGATGGCGCAGTCCACCACGGCCCTGGCCGTTCGGTGCGCCAACTACAGCAGGCATTGGGCATCCTGGCCGATGGGGTATTGGGCCCGCAAACCTTGCGGGTGCTGGCCGCCAAGACCGGTCGGGATGGTGGCCGCGCCCTGCTGTTTGGCTTATTGGAGGTCCGCGCCAGCTACATGCTGGGCATAGTGCGCAAAGACCCGAGTCAATGGGCCAATGCTTGGGGTTGGGTCAATCGCTTGCTGCGCCTGCAAAGCTATCGGCTCTCGATCCGGTTCGGGGAGGTGGCATGATCAACCCCAGCTTGGTTAGCACCAACCTCATCAAGAAGCGCCGCCAGGCGTTGCAAGGGATCCAGGCCGCTGGCTGCTTTGGCATTCCCGAGCTCAAGAACCCCCGTTACCTTGCCTGCTTCAAGGATGGGCGCCGCGCCCACCTCAAGGCGTACCTGGCCAACCCGAACTCCACCAGTGCAGACCTGGAGACGATCCCGCTTTACAGCCACCACGCCACCCGTCAATCCCTGTTTGCTCAGGGCTGGTGTTCGATCACCGAGCTGGATCGCCTGCGGGCCCGTGCCCGTCTTTCCCCCTGTCAGTTCCAACCCCCACACAAGGAGCCTCAACATGGCTGATTCTCTGATACCCCAAGCAAAGTCGGCGTTCAAGAGCCGCACCGTGATCGGTGGCCTGATTGCCGTCGGTGCCGGTATTGCCGGCCTGTTCGGTGTGCCGGTCGATGTCGGCACCCAAGCCAGCCTGGCCACCACCCTTGTGGATCTGGCCAGCGCAGTCGGTGGTCTGGTTGCTATCTGGGGCCGTCTCAAAGCGACCCAGATTGTTAAATGAGCGTCAAGTAACCGGCCCGCAAGGAGACGATCTTGAGCGACCTCATAGACCGCGCCCAGCAGCTCGACGCCGAGCGAACCGGGCGCCTTATTCAATCCCATCAAACAAGGTCAAGGCCCCAGGGGGATGGCATCTGTTGCGATTGTGATGACGCGATCCCGCCATCCCGCCTTGTTGCAGAACCGGGTGCCGAGCGCTGTATCGAGTGCCAGACCCTGTATGAGCGCAAGGAGGCAGTCCGTGTGGGAATTCATCGTTAGGAACTGGGGGCCCTTGTATGCCCTGGCCAGTTTGGTGGGGCTGGTGGTGATCATCCTGCTCTCCAAGACCTACGCCAAACGGGAAGATCTCACCGCCCTGGTGGCTCGGGTGCAGAGGGTGGAGCAGGCGCTGATCGATCTGCCGAGCGAGCGGGAGCTGCACAAGCTGCAGCTGGAGATCAGCGAGCTGCGCGGTGAGCTGCGAGAGGTCAAGCCAGAGCTGCGCCAAGCCCGCCGCCTCGCCGACATGCTGCTGGAGAATGAACTTGCAGCGGTACAGAAGGAGAAGCCATGAGCATTCAAGCGATATTGGATTCCCAGCAGCGCCTGGTGATCTTGCGCTCCCTGCTGGATATCGGTGGCGCGGCCAACGAGTCGATCCTCAATGACTGCCTCGATCAGCTGGGTACCGGCCGGGTGACACGGGATCGGGTGAAGACGCTGCTGGCCTGGCTGGAAGAACAGGGGCTGGTGCGTATTGAGCGGCTGGCCACTGTGCAGGTGGCTCACCTCACCGGCCGGGGTCAGGACGTGGCAGAGGGCCGGGCAGTGGTGCCTGGCATCAAGAAGCCCCGAGCTGAAGATTGAGGAGGACTAGCCATGGCTGAGAAACCGACCCGTGGCCGCGCCAGCAAGGTGTGGCTGCTACCCGAGCCTATCCGCGATGCCCTCAATGCCATGCTACGGGACAAGGGCAACAGCCAGGCCGCCATTCTGGATGAGATAAATGGTCTGATCGAAGAGGCCGGGTTGCCGGACGATCTCAAACTCTCCCGGTCAGGGCTCAGTCGCCACGCCAGCCAGGTGGAGAAGGTGGGCCAGCACCTGCGGGATTTGCGCGAAACTACAGCGGCCCTGACTTCCCAGCTTGGTGACAAGCCGATGGGGGAGACCACCAAGCTCATCCTGGAGCTGGGCCGCTCCCAGCTGTTCAAGGCGATGCTGGCCCAGGTGCAAAACCCGGAGGAGGCGGTGGATATCGACATGCTGAAGAACGCCATGCTGGCGGCTCAGCGGCTCGAATCGACCGCGATGCAGAGTCATAAGCGGGAGAAAGAGATCCGCCAGGCCTTCGCCGAAGAGGTGGCAGCAAAGACAGAGGCGATCGTCACCCAGGCGGGGTTGAGCGGTGAAGCTGCCGCAGCCATTCGCCGTGAAATACTGGGGATTGCCTGATGAGCGAGAGCCCTATGGCGCAGACCGCAATCGCCCGTTCCCAGCAGTTGGCCATGGAGCTCGGCACCGAGTACAGCCCCGACGAGGTGCTGCTGCCTTATCAGAAGATTTGGATCGCCGACGAAAGCCCGCTCAAGATCGCCGAGAAGAGCCGCCGTACCGGCATCACCTGGGCGGAGGCCGCCGATGCCACGCTCACGGCCTCTCGCGCAAAGGCGGCTGGCGGTGGCCATCACTTTTACGTGGGTAGCAACAAGGAGATGGCCCGCGAATTTATCGACGCCGTGGCCATGTGGGCCAAGGCGTTCAACAAGGCGGCTGGCGAGATCCAGGAGGAGGTGTTCACCGACGATGAGGATAAAGCCATCCTCACCTTCGTGGTCTATTTCGCCTCTGGTTTCAAGGTGCAGGCGCTCTCCAGTAATCCCAGCAACCTGCGGGGGATGCAGGGCAATGTGACCATCGACGAGGCCGCCTTCCACGACCGGCTGGCCGAGGTGCTGAAAGCGGCGCTGGCGCTGACCATGTGGGGTGCCAAGGTGAGCCTCATCAGCACCCACAACGGCGTGGATAACCTGTTTAACCAGCTCATCAATGACAGCCGGGCAGGGAAGAAACGCTACTCAATCCACACCATCACCCTGGACGACGCCTGCCGGCAGGGGCTCTATCGCCGCATCTGCCAGGTCAAGGGCACGCCCTGGACATCGGAGGCAGAGGAAGCCTGGAAGGCGGGCCTGCTCAAGGACACTGCCACCGAAGAAGACGCCCTGGAGGAGTATTTCTGCGTGCCCAAGCAGAGCAGTGGCGCCTATATCAAGCGGGTGCTGATTGAGCGGGCGATGCAACCGGATATCCCCATCCTGCGCTTTACCGCGCCCAAGGACTTCGAGCTGCAAAGCGAGGAGACCCGCAAGGCGGTAGTGGATATATGGTGCGAGGAGAACCTAAAGCCCTGTCTGGAAGCGCTCGATCGCAGTTGCCGCCATGTGTTGGGCGAAGACTTCGCCCGCAAAGGGGACTTGTCGGTGTTCGTGCCGCTCTCCATTGCAACTAACTTGCGCAAACGGGTGCCCTTTGTTGTTGAGCTGGTCAATGCCCCCTATGAGAGTCAGCGCCAGATCCTGTTCTACCTGCTGATTGGGCTGCACCGTTTCACGGCGGCGGCCTTCGATGCCACCGGTAACGGCGGCTATCTGGCAGAGGCCGCCCGCTTGCGCTGGGGGGGCGGGATGATCGAGTGCGTGATGCTCAATGACCCCTGGTACCGGGAGTGGATGCCCAAGCTCAAGGCGGAATTTGAGGATGGCAACCTGACAATCCCGCGCCATGCGGACGTGCAGGATGACTTGGGGAAAATCCAGGTCATCAACGGCATCCCCAAGATCGACAAGGGCAAGAACACAGGCCAAGGGGGCCAGCAGCGTCACGGTGACTTTGCGGTGGCCCTGGCCATGGCGGTGCGGGCCAGCTGGATGGAGGGCGGAGCTATCGAGTTCACCCCGCTGCCCAACAAGCGTGATGAAGCAAGGGGCGATCACCATCATTCGTTCGAGAGAGGGGCCTGGTAATGGGCAGGATCATTGATATCAACGGCAATCCCCTGCGACTTGAAAAAGAGCCGCAGACCGAGAACTCGGCGGCGCTTGCCCAGTTGCGTCGTCACTACAGTGAACACCCCACGGTAGGACTCACCCCGAGCAGGGCGGCAGCCGCATTGAAGGAGGCAGAACAGGGTAACCTGATCGCCCAGTGCGAACTGGCAGAAGACATGGAAGAGAAAGACGCCCACCTGCAAAGTGAGCTTGGCAAACGCCGCCGTGCCCTGCTGGGGGTGAGCTGGACAATCGAGCCGCCCCGCAATGCCACCCCGGCGGAGAAGCGCGACAGCGAGATGATCCGCGAGTTGATTGAGGATTTTACCTGGTTCGACGATGCCATCTTTGACGCCACCGATGCGGTGCTCAAGGGGTTTTGTGCCCAGGAGTTCTGCGGCTGGGAGCTGGTGGAGGGGTTGCAGCTCCCCAAGGGCATCATCTGGCGCGATCCCGCCTGGTTCCAGACCCACCCGGACGATCGCAACCAGCTGCGGCTGCGTGATAACAGCCACGAAGGGGTTGCACTCAATCCCTTTGGCTGGCTGCTGCACAAGGCCAAGTCCAAATCGGGATATCTGGCGCGCACCGGCCTTGTCCGTACCCTGATCTGGCCCTTTCTGTTCAAGAACTACAGCGTGCGGGATCTGGCGGAGTTTCTGGAGATCTACGGCCTGCCGGTGCGCCTTGGCAAATACCCGGAAGGGGCGACCGAGAAAGAGAAGGCTACCCTGTTGCAGGCGGTGCTCTCCATCGGCCATAACGCCGGGGGGATTATTCCGCGCGGGATGGAGATTGAGTTCCAGAACGCCGCCAGCGGTCAGGCGGATCCCTTTGTGGTGATGATGGAGTGGTGCGAGCGATCCATCAGCAAGGCCATTCTGGGGGGCACCTTGACCTCGCAGGCCGATGGCAAGAGCTCGACCAATGCCCTGGGCAATGTCCATAACGAGGTGCGTCAGGAGGTTCGGGATGCCGACCTACGCCAGCTGGCCGCGAGCCTGACCCGCGATCTGGTCTATCCCCTCTATGCCCTGAACGGCAAGAGCTATCAGGGGCCGCGCCGCAGTCCCCGGCTGGAGTTTGATGTGACCGAGCCGGAGGATATGCAGCAACTGGCGGGGCCGCTGCGTACCCTGGTCTCTATCGGCATGAAGATCCCGACCCAGTGGGTCTATGACAAGCTGCAGATCCCGGTGCCCACTGCCCAGGAAGAGGTCTTGGCCATTCAGGATAACCGGGGGGCAACTGGGGAGGCGGAGCTCAAGGCTCGGCTGACCCGTCAGGGACTGGCGACACTGGCCGCACATAAAGCTGCGCAGGGAGATAACAACGATGCCCAGTTGGCCAGACTGAAGGCCGAAGCAGCCCCTTTGCTGGCAGGAATGACCGATGCCGTCCAGGCACTGGTGATGCAGGCCACCACCCTGGAGGAGATCCGGGATGGCTTGTTGGCACTGGAGCCTGAGCTCAGCCATGACGAACTGGGGGCATTGATGGCACAAGCTATCGCCGCCAGCGAGCTACTCGGCATGTTGGAAGTGGAGGAGGGCCGCTGATGCCCGTTCGCTCTTCGCCAGTCAGATATGGCTCCTTGCCCTTTACCGAGGCGATCGCCTTCTTTCGCCAGAAGCTCGATATGCCGAGCGAACGCTGGGGCGATGTGTGGCGCGATGCCCATAACCGCGCCTTTATGGTGGCGGGGGCCACCAAAAGGGATCTGCTGGCTGATTTGCGTGGGGCGGTAGACAAGGCGATCAGTGAAGGGCAATCAATCGGGGCCTTTCAGAAGGCATTCAAGGAGATTGTGGCCCGTCACGGTTGGGAGCATACCGGCCCGGCGTCGTGGCGCTCTCGCGTCATCTTCGAGACCAACCTGCGCCAGAGCTATAACGCCGGGCGTGAAGAGCAGATCCAGCGTATCAAGCACAAACGCCCCTATGCGCTCTATCGTCATGGGGACTCCGAGCACCCCAGGGAGTTGCACCTCAAGTGGAACAACCTGGTGCTGCCGGTGGATCACCCCTGGTGGGAGACGCACAGCCCGAGCAATGGCTATGGCTGCAAGTGCAAGAAATTCCTGCTCTCCGGGGCCGACCTCAAGCGGCGCGGCTTGGTGGTGGGCAAGGCCCCGGACGATGGCGAATATGAGTGGGTGGACAAGGCCACCGGGGAGTTGCACAAGATCCCCAGAGGTAT